CTTATTTGTATAGCAGCATCATTTGCGATTGTAAACAATCCTTGTGTTGCAGTAACAGTCGAACTAAACGTAGCTGCTCCTGATACTTGAAACTTTGCTCCATTATCTGATGTAGTTCCTATTAGTAGGTTACCACCTGATGTGATACGCATACGTTCGGCATTATTTGTACCAATTAATAATGGATGATTCGTTGTTGCAAATAAATAAGTTGACCCTCCAGACGCTTGCATTTCAATTGTGCCTCCTCCATCTGTATCATGGACTTTTATTGCTCCACCTACTGAATTTCCAACCGCTATTGATAAAAGACCAGAACTTGACGATGTAGCATTACCAACAAGCACATCACCACCTGATGTTAACGTCATGGCTGGGGTTGTGTATGTATCTCCACCACTTGTTGTTGAAGGTGTAAATTGTAAGGAGCTTCCAACAAATGCATTAGATGTTATAATCCAGTTTGTCCCAGTATTACTTGCAGCAAATTTTAACAATCCAAAATTATTACCAGACCTATTTCCGATAGTAAATATTCCCGATGTATTAGAAGCACTCACTGTTGTATCTCCACTAAACGTAGCACTTGTACCGCTTAATGCACCTGTAAGCGTACCACCTGTCAATGGTAAATAACCACTTATATCAGATGTTAAAGCTAATGTTCCTGTGGCAGATGGAAGTGTAACTATTATATCTGCACCAAGACCAGCAGCTGCTTTTAAAGTCGTATAAAAACCTGTTGTACCACTTTCAAAAAGAAACGCATTAGAAGTACCATTGTTTAATTTTATAGTATTTACAAAGGTTTTAAATCCTGCAATAGTTTGCGTTCCTGTGGTAATTACACCTCGAGCAGTTGCACTCGCATCTGGTACATTTAAGGTAATTACAGGCGTTGTAGTGCCATTTGCTACTGTTGATGATAAATCAGTACCAGTAGTTCCTAAAGTTAAAGCAGCGACCGAAGTTACCGAGCCTGTACCGTAAGTAGTCGAATCAACCGAGCCATCTGCCTTTAAGAACTGTGCTGATGTGCCTCCTGTTTTAATAAATGAATTACCTGTGATGTTACCAGTATTTGAAATTGATGCCCTTAAAACAGAACCAGAGCTAAAAAAATTAGCTAAAAATCCTGTACTTGTATTCATAACTTCTAAAGTACCAATAGTGGTAGCGCAACCACTTACAAAGTTACCAGCAACACTACTTGTAGATTCTCCCTTTACTCCAGTACCATTATTTGCAACACCACGAACTCCACTACCATTATTTGCAAAACCTTGAACACCATCTTGACTGCTTCCAGCGGTTACAGTAGCAACAATGTATTGAGCATTTAATGCAAAATTTCCTAAATTAACATTTGAAGTAGCACCTGTATATGGAATATAACCGCTTAATGCACTTCCGTAATTAGGAATGTTTAACGTCGAACCAATAAGAGTAGCTGCACCACTTGAGCCTGTTGTAGTTAGCGTGATAGCGTTCTGTTTGGCAGTAAATGAACTAAAATCTGCTGAACTTAATGCACCTCTATTTGTAGCACTCGCAGTAGGTAAATTAAACGTATGAGTATCTGTTGCGCTTGAAATGTTAAAGTCAGTACCACTTGTACCAACCGCAAAGTATTGTGTTTGTTTTGTTAATCCGTTTAATGCTTGTATTCCTGTGGTGAATGTGGTAATTACTTGACACAAATGACTATTCTCGGTATGTAACGTGATTGTTCTACCTGAAACATTAACGTAAACACGAACAGCAAGTCTATCAGTAGCCGCTAAAACTGTTTCTGGAACTGCTAAAGATGAAAAATATGGATTTATAGTTGTGCCAAAAGCAATCAACTCAGGCGCTGCCGAACTACTCGCAATTAACGTAAAAGTACTTCCATTGTACTTATACAATTCGACATAAAAAGAAGGAGTACCACCGCTTGATGATGCACTAAAATAAGTTTCAAAGTTCCAATTACCAGCAGGAATTAATAAGGCATTAGGGTCATTTGCATCAGTTATAAATTGAGCAATGTAACCATCAGCACCTATACTGAAATCTGTCCCTGCACCAAATACAGGAACTTTATTCATTTCTTTGTAAACATTACCACCAATTGTTCCCTGATCAACTGAACCATTTAGATAGTAAGATACCGAAGAACCACCGCCGACTCCGCCTGTTGGGAAGTCAGCTAACTGTCCATCACCTCTAATATACTGCGATGCTAAACCTGCACCTGTTACTGCAATCGTTCCTGAACTTGTTATTGGACTATTTGAAACGCTGAAAGCTGCTGGCATTGATAACCCAACTGAACTAACTCGATTGTTTAACTGATTCTGTACCTTGCCAAATGCTTGTAAGATCGTATCTGTTGCAAGAACTGCACTTCCTGTTATTGATAATCCGGTTAATAACTTACTAGTAACTCTTGCATCGGTTACTATTCCTGATACTGTTGTTCTATAAGCAATATTATCGCCTGAGATGGCAATTGGTATAATATTAGCATCTGCAACCGATCCAGGTAATGCAGTAAAATCCTTTAAATAAACTCCATTTATAACTGGCATAATATATTAATTTACAAATACATATCTATCATTCCCATTATCTACATATGCGTCAACATTTTGCGCCCATACATAGTAAATAATTTCAGAATCTACTATTGCACCATAGCCTGTAATTACTCCTGTAAATTTAACAAAATCTTCGGTACTTCCACTTATCTCTATGTTCTCTAAAAATCCCTGACCTGCATCACCTTCATTTGTATCTAAATTTACCATAGACCAGGACACGATTTCTCTAGCGCGGCCTAAATCTTTTAATTCATTCCATCCTATAATTGAACCCGAAACTGCATAAACCGCTTCAAAACTAATTGAATAAGAATGTAATCGGCCTAATTGTTTTTGGCCCATGTTTTCTGTACTTTTGCAAGTCTTGATAAAACTAATAGATTCACTAAGTCCATTGCTTAATAAGCATCCGACTGGCAAATCATTTATGTAAAGCATTAACTCGGTCATGGTGTTGTCCCCTTTACTGTTACTCTTGTAGTTTTCCCATAATCTGGCACTAGTGTATAATCTAAGGCTATTTCCTCATTAGTTATTCTACCTAAAACTGCCTTGCAAATATTCTGCTGCAAATCATAATTTAAACTTAAATTCATAAAATAACCATCAATTAAATTTATAGACCACCTAGTCACCGGATTAAAATATCCAAATATTGAGCCTTCAAATCTAACAAAAGGCCCGGCATATAAACGCTGAGTTTCCTCAACTGCTATCCTCAAAAATTGTTTATCTACTTCATAAGGCTCTGCTAGTATAGATTCACTTAATCCCCTTCTATTCCACTTTGTAGTTAATGTAGTTTCATCAGGACCAAATATAGCACCTAAGTAATCATTTGATGGACTATCTCCATTGAATACATCAATAGTTTTAGGCACAAAAGTAAATTTACCTCTTTGTGTTGCAGTATGAATTTCCCCAACTTGACTGCTTGGATCTGTAAAAATTCCAGCTGAAATCTTGGTATAAACAATATCACGAATAGTTCCGGTAGGTGCTAATATTCTAAAGGTCACATCACCGCCTGTTGGAACTGGAGCAGTATTAACAGTTAGCGTACCGCCATCACCAATATCTGAACGAACTTGATAATAACTTAATCCCGGCAAAGGAATCATCCAAGTTAAATCTGCTTGAAGATACCAAATGTCTACTCCATCATCTAAACTAATAACAAAGTTCATGTCAGTAGCAAACAACGGATCTGGATTTTTATAAACAATGGTAAAACGTAATCTATCAGTTGCAGTTACTGTTCTACTTACTGGTATAAGATTATCATTTTCATAATAGTCAGTTAAAATAGGAGAGGTATCGCCTTGGTTGTAAAATATTACACCGCCTCCTGGATAAAGACCTGCGTACATTGTGCCGGTTTTACTGTATCCGGGAATAGTGACATCATCGCAAGGACCAATCGGATCGCCGCCACATCCTTGAAAAGCGCCTTCTAAATTAGGATTAGCAAGTTCCTCATCAAGATTTGCAGAACTTGCGCCAAATTTATAAGACATCGAAGCATTTTTGTAGGGCCTATCAATCATTTTCATTTGATCGGTATTGATATGAAAATAAGGTGCTAGAACTAAACCCTCGCTTTCACCGCCCAAAATAGCATTGAGATCAGGTGTAAAAGTAGGCTGATCATAAAGTCTTTGTCCATCTAAATATGATCTAAAGACTAAATCACCAGTTAATGCTAATTCAGTTGGTCTATAAATATACCATTGGCCACCGCTTTGTGTCATCACCGCAGTCCATTCTTCTAAAATTGACCTTAGAACTTCCTCGCAGTTCATTGGAGTAAATTGATCATCCTTTAAATACCTCTCAGCATTAACAAACCCTTGGGCCAACGGATCGTATGAATCACCTTCAGTCATTGTTACATCATAAATATTTACGCAAGTATTTAAGATTAAACTAGGAGAATTTAATCTGATTAGACAGGCATTTATAACTTCGATAAAACTTTGTTTTCCTAGATAAAAGTCTCCACTATTTTGAACATAACTTAAATTTTTTAGCAAACCCAAACCATCAACTGCATTTACGGATATTGCATAAGGAGCAAATGTAAAGGCTTCCTGGCATCCATCTGGAATAACAAAGCCTGACCAGATCAAGATTCCATTTCTATAAATCTCTACTAAAAACTCGCGCTCATTCTCGGTATATAAATCCTCTAATTCAAAGTCCTCAGATGCTATTAAATTTAAAGTACATTCCGATCCGATTATTGGCTCTAATTTATTGCTAGATGTATTTTGATAATCAATCTGTATTGGATTTTGTTGAGCGTTAATTTCCAATACGCTACCTGCATAATCTAACTGCGATATGTTGCAGGTATAATTATCGGGAGTACCATCAATTACTCTAGTATCTCGATCCGCGTAAAAAGTAAAAAAATATTTAAGGTTATATGCCATTATGGTCCGAATCTTGTAAGTTTAGCACCTGCTCTATTTAAAA